GAAAAGAAGAAGATTAAAATCTGCCGCACTCTGATGGTGGTTACCCGAGGCGTGGCCAGTTGCTTAATCTTCTTCTTTTCGTCTTGTACGTTCATGGGTGTGTTGTGCTTTGTTGTGGTTTCAAAATCCTGCCGAACATTGCTGCCCGGCAGGCTGAAAACACCTAAAAACCTTAATAAACCAGTCTCTCATGAAAACCGTGAATCTGATGGGGCTTTCTCTCCAGGGAACACCACCGGCAGTCTAGGTGGGTAGTCAATGGCCTCCACTGCTGTGTCTTTAAGTTCCCGGTAAAGCCTCGGATTAGAAAAAATGGTGCGCATATCAACCTCAACTGCGTTGCTTCCTTCGGTGCATTTGTAAAGTCGCTCGATGTCGGCCTCGTAGTCATCGCCATCATAAAAGCCAAATTCATCAATATTGTGCGACCCACTATAAACCACTACCTTTGCTTCGCCTTCAAGGCAGGTATCATCGCTGATCCAGTGGCGGAATCGGACCTGTTCAATCGTTTCTTTGCTGGTGTTAGTGCTGTACGGCATGGCTTTGAAAATTTTGAAGTTGTTGTTTGTACTTTGCATTTTGTAATCGGAGCACCCTCACCTCTTCTCTCAACCGCACCATCTCCGCTTCAGAATCTTCCAACTTTGTCAGAGCAGTTAACACCTGCTCTTTAATGGTGTAGGCCATCGAGTCCGCTTCTTCCCTAATCCGCTTGAGTTCTTTTTGTACCATGGTGACCGTCAGAAGTTTTTACTTTTGCTGTCGCTTACTGACGTTACAAATGTGCGTTCAATTATTGAACTCCACCAAATTTTTCGTTCAGTTTTTGAAATTATTACATCTCATTCAATTCAATCGTTCAATTTTTGAATATTTTGCAACAGAACGATCAAAACATTGAAATTTTGACAAGGGTAAAATCCCTTATAAAATCGCTTGGATTATCCTACGAGCAGTTTGGGGAACTCATTGGAATGTCAAAATCATCGATTTCACAGGTTTTAGCTGGGAAGCAAGACTCCGATGGTTTAATCGTTAGAATAAAAGCCTCTGTTCATAATTTGAACACACAATGGTTGATAACTGGAATTGGAGAGCCTTTTCAAGACGACAAGCGCGTGCAACCCGACAATGAGGAGGAAGACCTGAAAGAATTGGTCAGAAAGCAGAAAGAGGAGTTGGCCAGAATGGCAGATCAACTGATGAGAGAGAAGAAGTTGAATGATGATCTGATGGAAGTGCTAAAGAAAATTTCTGCCTGGAAGGATGTCTCTGAGGAATAACTTTGATTTTTTAACCAAACCCATCATAAAATGAAGTACCTACCTATTCTCCTCGTCCTGCTTTTCGTTGGCTGCAAAAAAGAGGAGCCTCCTTGCAGTAGCTGCCAGCTTAATATTTTCAACTCTGATCCAGACTATTCATATATTATGGAGTTTGGAAACTGGCCAGGTGCTCCAGTCGGTGACAAAATCGTGCCTGGCGCCTTCAAAACTTATAACATACCGTCAGGAAGGCGCATTACGGTAAAGGGTAATTTACAGTCTCCTTTTGCGCATTATGACTACAACGGATTTGCCCAATGCCAAGGAGATTGCGCCCCGATCGTCATTACAATGAAACAATAGCATTGCTTATGGCCTCATTCTTGTGTATTTTTGTGAAGTAATTCACAACACAAAAACAAACACATGAAAGAGACAACCATCCGTGCTCAGGTAATGCTGCACGTTCCATTCGCAGATGATGAGCAGAGAACTGCTGCAGAACGGTATGCCATGAAGGCTGGAGCGCTCTACACTTCAGAGCAGGCGTTTGACCGATTGAATAATCCGGATGCTGAAGAAATCCGGAAACACATCTCACAGAATTCCGGTGTAGCGGCGGAACTTGATTTTCAGGATCGCAAAAGCTACATTGAGCGTTACTGCCAAACCATTGATGCCAATGATCTGCACCGGGAGCGCATTGGTGAGTTGTTTCATGCCGCTACGGAGTTGTTTGAAGCTGCCATAAAAATGTCCTGGCACATGAACAGCCAGGAGCAGGAAGCATAACATAGCCTGATCAATAAGAAAGCCGCCCACGGTAATTTCCGGGGCGGCTTTCGTGTTTTATGGCAGATCAAATCAAAGAACCTTGAACTCAACTACCCATACAAACGGGTTTTGAATCCAAGACCCTTTGCCGTTGATAGACTCCCAAAGTGTTCGATAAGATTCAATCGGATGCAGAGCAGTATCGGCATTGTTGTCACCATAGTTGCCGTAATACTTTATTCCATCCGGGCCATCAACCATTTCCAGACCTTCATCTATTGCATCCCACTCGCTGATATCATTCAACCGCTCCACCCGTACATCCGTGATATCCAGCAGTATCCTGCTGGCAGCTCTTGGCATGTGTATGGATGGTTTCCATGCGCCATGTTCCGGAGTGCCGTCTTGCTCGGCTGTGGCCCTGTATTCGTATGGCCAGCCAGTCGGGAATGAGTGCTGTTTTGGGCGCCATGTTTCGCGGACCCAAAGGAGGTCGCCTGGTTGGCCGTATGGGCATACAATATCGTCATAGCAAGTGCCATCAGGTTCCTGCCAAATAGTACCATTACGGTGAGGTTTTTTTGAAGTTATCTTTTTGGGGATGCCAAAGGTTCCAGATGATCCACGAATCCAGCCATCTGGCTGTGGCTTCAAAACCCGCCGCGTCTGCGTTTTCCTTCCTTCCAAAATAGCCCGCACCATTGGTGCGCTGAAAAGGATTGGTCTTTCCTTCATATCAGTGGTTGTTTATCGCTCACAGCATCTGGCAGTGCTGCTCGCTTGGTGATGACTTTTCTTAAGAAGTACAGTATCTTCTTCACCTGGGCAATGGTTAGCGAGAATTCCCGCCAGTCATTGTTCCCAATGGTGATCGTGATTTTTACCGGAGCTGCGCCCGTGGTATCTTCACGAGTGAAATACTGAAAGCATAGGTTTGCAGGCAGCTGTACAATGTCTCTTGGAGAGAAGCACAAGACCACCTGATCTTCGGACAGATAGAGATTCTGTTGCATAATGCGGGGGGATTGTGAATCATAGTGAACTGTTTGAAGTAGTGAAGGTGTTGTACTGTTGGATTAACCTTGACTTTTTGGCCTGGAGTGCCAGAGCCATGTCATGTATGGTTATCCTGCCGTCGCAAGCTGCGTGGCTTCTGAATATTTGCTGTCGTCCGCCTATGTTGGCGGTGTAGTATCCATCCAGACCCTTGTTCATGTAGTATGATGGATTGTTTCGCCCCTCATAAAGCACCTGGTTGTCAGGCTTGCCTATGTGCCCAGGCGCAAACACGCACACATATACATCCACGGCTCTTGGCAGTGGCATCCCCTTCGTTCTGGTTGCAAAATACTGGTCTGTCAGATCCATGATGGTTTCTACATCGCGCCTCCTGCAAGCCTCTTTCACCTGCTCCAGCGTTGCCTGCCGGCCATTGATCATCAGGCCATTCAATCCGGCATTGGTGAACTGGATCCAGCCAGCTGCAACACCGTCCTTTCTTATGGTGAATGGGTTCAGGCCGCACTCTGAGTATGCCACCTCGTAAATTGCCAGCGGAATGGTGCCGTACTTGGCTGCCATCTCGTGTGTGCGGCGCTTCACGGTTTCAAACTCATAACTATCCATGCGCTTGCTCAACTCTGCCTCGTATATGGCCATGGTATGCCTGGTGGTATCATCCATCACAAATGCCGGGTGGATGTAGCGTTGCTCTACATACTGAATGCCATCAGACATCTGGTGCCGCATCATCCAAAGCAGCAGCGCACACAGCAACACCTTTGCCACCAACCATTTTCCTGGAGTCAGGAAAATGATATGCCGGATTGACCATACCAACGCCAGCAGCCTGATTGGCACAAATGCCAGTTTGATCAGTTGAAAAGCCAGCAACACAGCAATCACCCAGCACACATATCCAATCCATGTGCCGTCTGTGAGCATGATCTGTATGATATCACTTGCCTGTTGCATTGCGGCGTTTGTCAAAGTCTCGGGCTACCAACAGCAGCAGTAATAGGCCCCCGAGTACGGAGGCTGCGCTGATGGGCATGTCCCAGATTTCGTTTGGTATCCTGATGATCATAGTACGGTGTTCCAGATGCAGTACAGTATCAGGCCCACAAAGGCATACTGTACCAGCCCGGTGATGAAGTTGAAAAAGGCAAAGTCAATGGGCGCCGGAATTACCAGCAGCACAAGTGCCGGCCATGCGGCGCAATGGTATCCCATAGCCAACATGGTCAGGTAGGTAAGAGTGGCGCTGTATGGGTTCAGTACCCAACTCCACTCCGTTCGTCCGGATCCTGGCATTGTTGCAGGCAGCCACAGCGGCCAGCTGTGTATAGCCTTCTCCGTGCGCTTGGCCCAGAACATAGGCAGTTTAAGAGCCACCCAAACTCGAACTTCACGCCCGGTTTCTTGCTTCATGGTGTATCTGATATCATTCACCCTGGCATTGAAGCTACCTGACCATCCCACCTTGCATCGGTAAGGATAATCAGGGCTTACAAGTATGTACGTCCACTGTAGGCCAATGCGCTCCAGGAAGTTGCAAATTCGGTTGATCATCCGTTCAGTCTGCGTTGATAGTTATCAGGATAGTTTCCGGCCGTGGTGCTGCTACCTGGAGTGTCTGGTAGAATGAACTCCCATACCTTGTACCACAGCACTGCGATGATGGCCCACTGGAATACTACGCCCAGGGTGATGGTGCCTGTGTAAAAGAAAGTGACCACGCCTTCAAGTGCAAACGGTATGCTGATGATGGCCATGATCAGGAAAAGCCAACCCTTACTCCATAGGTGTGCATTTGTGAGCACGTATCCAACGAGCGGGATACCGTAGTAATCACGTACTCCATCCCTGGCCGTTACCTTAGCCAGCACCCAAAGGATGCCGCCGATGCCTACCAACAGGATCAACCAAAATCGGAAACGCCACATGTAGTAATCCATTGCCGGCTTCACTTTTGCCCAATCCTGCGCACGCTCTTTCAGATAGCGCCCTTTCATCCGCTCGAATTCGGTGGAGTCTGGTAGGCTTCCAAACACATCTCCTCCAGCGGCATCCTCATTTACAGGCAATGCGCTCACCGGCCCCTTTTGTGGCGCAGATGCCTGAGCAGTACCGGTGCCTGGTTTTTTAGGCAGTATGGTTTTGCCGCCTACCTTGATGGCCAACAGTCGGCCGTCTTTGGCGGCATCAGAGAAAAACGGAACGCTTTGAAGCGTCTCAATCATGTTGCGCTTCCCGTTGGCGGCTACGCTGATCTCCCGGCGCTCGAAGATAAACGAAACCTCCTGCCCGGATTCAGGCCGAATCAATTCGGCTCTGTCTCCAAGGTAGGTGCGGACTTGCTCGGTCTTTTGTGCGGCTGCCAGAATCGGCAATGCAAAGGCCAGAATCAATACATTGGCAGCACTGCGAGCGGCCGATTTGAATTCGTCTGTCATGGTTGTGAAGTAGTTAGTTTTTCCGAGTTTGGCGAATTGAATCCAGCGCTTGAAATCAGCCGCCAATGCAAGGCAATAGGTTTGGTATTGTCCGAATGTTTCTCGCTGGTATATGGAAGCAGCTTCAATCACATCAGCCTCAGTGAATGGAGCCGGGTCGAATGGCTTACTGCGAAGGAACACGCTGATGGCCATGTCAGTGTCCAGGTCGCTGTTCTTGCGCACGGCAAATGTTGGCTGCTTTGGCGCTACCACCAGCACCCACTTCTGTGTGCCTTCTGTTGCTTCAAAGGCTTCATTCATGCGCGACTCAAAGCTTTCTGGCGCTTCCTTTTCATCCAGCGCCATCACCAACACATCCGGAGCAATATCCGGGGCTCCAGCGCTCAGTTGTGCCGGCGCTTCAGGCTCTCCAAACTGAACCTTTACAGTTCCATTAAGGAAGTAGTGAGCAAACAGCGCAATGACCACCAGGCAGAAACCAATCACCAATGCAGCGTTCATCCAGTAGCTGAATACGGCAATGAAGTGTGATGCCATATCTGCAGGATACATCAGCGCCAATACTACCTGGAGCATCCCCAATGCAATGGCAAAAAGACCCACGCCAACAATGGCCTTGAAATTGCGGTGTGCCCACATCCAGAAGCGAGCGCGCCACCAGTCAGCAGGGAATGGGCAGCCTGCCAATGGAATCTCCATGCCTGCCATAAACACCGATGTGCGGCCGGTTGGTATATCAATGCTATACCGGGTTCCTTTGCTGTTGACGAACACCTTTTTAGCTGCCAAATCCAATGTTACTTCTGCACTTTTCATTTTACAATCTGTTGATTTACTGTTTGTTGCGGGTGCAGTAGTGCAGTTGCACCACATTGGCCCATTTTTTACCGCTGCGATAGGGCTGCGTGATCGTGCTTGATACTACTCAACCCGTAACCACGGCCGTATGCCTTTAGCTGGGTGTATATCTGGAGTGGATTCAAGCCTATCAGCATCAGGCTTTTCACCTTGGTTGCCCTGGCTATGTTTGGGCTATTGGTATTGTGTGCCCGTTTCAGTCTGGATACCTCCTGAATGGTCAGTGGCACCTCTTTCACTCGGGTTTCCCAGCTTACTTTGTCGCCACTCCAATCGCCTTTGGCAGCAATCAAAACCGCATTGATGCTGCTCTCCCCTTCACGCTTTTTTGGTTTCAATACGAAGTCCATTGCCTTACTTTTTGATGATTTCGTTTACGCTTACCAGTTGCACCAGGCTGATAATTAGTGCCATGGCTGCTCCCAATCCGATAGCGGTCCAGTGCGTCCCGCTGTTCAATATGTCCGTCACCATGCCCAGGAATCTGGTAGGTGTTCCGGTGCGGCCCAACAAGCCATAATACACTCCGGTGAGGTTGCAGAACGCTTCAAAGCCAATCAGAAGCCATACCACAAAGCGGCTGAATCTACCCCGCAATCCGGCATAAATGAAGCACAACGCAGATCCGGAGAATACCCCGGTGAGCACCACAGTGCTCATGGTATGGCCATTGGTCAGGTGGTGAAATATGAGCGCCATATTGGCCAGTGATGCGATGGTAGATAGCACCAGCGGGACAATCAGCGCCCATGGGTTTGAAGCCTTTTGTACCGTCACCTCCGGAGCTTGTTCAGGCGCATTATCCTCTACCTTTTCGTCCTGCTGCACGACATGGTTGGCAGCACTTTCCAATTCGGAAAGTACTTGCCTTGCTGCCTGCGCCTGTTGCTCTGTTCGGCGACCTTGCGCAGTGGTCCTTGCCCGGACGAATTGAATAGCCGAATCAAGCGGAATCAAATCAGAATCGGTGCCGAATTGAATACGTGCCAGCCGAATTGAGTCAGTACTCAATCCAATGCGCTCTCCTATTTGCCGAATTGACACCGAATCGGGTGCCGAATTAAACCGAATTGATTCCATGTTGCAAATGTATGCAATAGTTTCATACATTTGCAAGTGTAAAAAAATAATTGATGTAAAAGCTTGCATACATTTGCCCAATGGAACGACAAATGACCCATCTCGAAGCATGGGCCGACTTTTATCGATGGATAAAGCGGCAACATGAGGTCTGGATAAACCTGCCAAGGACAGAAAAACAGTACTTCTATAAAACTGAAAAAGCTGCCAGGGATGGGAAGCTTGGGAATAGCAGGATTGAGGCTGTGCTAAAAAGGTACGCTCCTGAGCGTTATGAATTTAAAAGCATCGTGATCATACACGACGAAAAAGGCCCCGGTTGATTCCGGGGCCTTTTTTATGGTCTTACAATCAGGAAGTCATTCTCTGGCGCCACTCCAGGTATCAGCGGTCTACAGTCACAGTGTAGCCAGCTTGGCGTGAATTTAACATCCTCCATGGTAGTCAGTCCTGCAGCAAGAAATTCGGCCTTGTGCGCCATGATGATATTATGAAGCGCCATTGGCGTTATGCCTGCAGATCGCATGTCAACCGCTCGTCCTGCCCGGTGCTGGCTCAACTTTCCTCCAGTTTGGTCCCAGATAGAGCGGAATCCGCTGGAATCAAATAGTGGCTGCCCTTCACGGCGGTAGTGCCAGTTATTCACCTGTATAGGGGCTCCGAGCTTTTCACGAAGCAAGTCAGCAACCCGCACAATGCGCGGGTCGATCATCCATGCAGCCTTTACACCAAGCGAATTCCAGGTGCGCTGGTCAACCCATTCGCGCACGTCGAAGTATTTAGAGCTGTGTAAAGGGTATCTGATCATTTTCGCATACCGGTTAGTGTCACGTTTGCAATGTGCTCCGGGATATTGTGAGTGATGCAGTGTCCGATACGGCCGATTGACTTGATAAAGTAGTGTCTTTCTCCAGGCAACGGTGAGCCGCCGTACACGCTGATCACCTCATAACGCTGTTTGTCCCAAGACAAAATGACGGTATCCCCCGGTTTAAATGATGCTTCTGCCATGATGCTGCTTTATAATGTGATTGATGTCAATACCGAGTGCATGGATCAAAACATACACCATGAATACACAAAAAGAACAGATGATACTCCACTTTGCCCAAGGCTTCAACTCATTCAGGTGATACCTGATGAGATCAGCAGAGCCAATCATAAAGGCGATGAGCACTGCCATAATCGCCAATGTATCTTTTCTTATTCTCAAAGTGATTCAAGGTAGTATTTGACTTTTTCGAGCATAAGAGATTGCTCTGCCAATAGCCGCTTTCTACGGTACGGGCTTTTTTCGGTGCGTATTGCCGACTCAAGGCCGTCAATGCCAGCAAGGTAGTTTTTGATCGTGTGCATAAGGAATAAAGCCCCGCAAGATTTATGGTCTCCGGGGCTTATTTAGTACAATACTGGGAGGACGTTACTGTTTGGGTTTGAGCCAGTAGAACAGAATCGTAGCGAGAGAGAATACCCCCGCTGCAATTCCTTGCCAATTACCCCCGATGGCTGCTTCGATGATAGCGTTTACATGCTTGAATACATCGCCTGGGATCATGGGGAATACGGCAACAATGGCCGTAAACAGGTAGTTGCGAGTGTTGGCACTCTTGATCCAGGCAGTCCAGTCGATCTGAACGTCCTTCACCTTTTGTCGGATAGCGAAAATACCTGCAATAGAGGCGAAAAAGAGTTCAACAGTGGTCTTGGCCTCTCCTTCAGGGAAGCCAACAAACAGCCCACCGAAAGCGAGCACAAATGCAACCCAGAAGTTAGTGCCTTGCCAAAAATATTTGTTCATAATGTGTTTTTTTTGTCCGTTACCGGCCGCGTGATTGAAGAAAAGTAACCTTTACCGTGAGCGCTGCAACTTCTTTTGCCAACTCCTCACGTTTTGATTCACACATTTTAAGGTCAACCTGGTATGTTTCAATTTTAGATTCAACATCTAGGTACCTTTTTTCTAGAGCTAAATAGTTCTGCTCGTTCTTTTCCCAAAGCACTTTGAGCGCATAGCCCATTACAATGCAGAAAAGAATGCAGACTACGATTACCGGAGCCTGTTTGTAAAGGAATTCAATGCCCTTTTTGTAAAACTCCATTTCGAGATCAGACTGTTTTTTATCCATGAGCGTGATGATTTTAAAGCAATATGGCCGAAAAACGTGCCATTATCGCCAAAAAATCAGCACGTTTTGTTTATATTGGAACCACTGAAGCGATAGGCGCAGACTGTACGCCTTCGTATTCAAGCTGAATCTGAATGGTTTGTTTTTCGGTTCTGGCCCCCGGGATGATCTTACCCATGAAGGTCATGTCCATCTCGTAACCGTCGTCGCCACCATGCAGCTCGCCGTCGATGATGAGCCATACTTTTCGGCGCTTGGTGGTTCCTTGTTCGGCGGCAAGAAGCGCAGAGTTGGTTGCGCCAACGTCGTCAACACTAAGCGTCAAGGTGTGCTTTGGAGTGGTGTATGCAGAGCGGCCATTGCTCACCTCTACCTTGGTGCGCTCTGGGAGCGGCCAGTCTCCGGTACAGTACAAGTATCGGATAGGCGCTGCAACTCCGGATGCAGTTAGCGCCGTGGTATTGCTGATCCTGGTGCCCCATTCTACTGCGCTTGAAGCGTCTGAAAGAGCATCCGTGGCCTCATTTCTGGTATAGAGAATGGCGTCAATCCGGCCGTACTTCAAATTGAAAGTACACTGATCGGCATTTGCTGTTGGCAGCGTAGTGGTGCAGATTGCCATGTTATAAGTGCTTGTTTTCGTGTTGTTTGGCCAAAATTAGTGCCACCAAACAGGCGTTAGCGGCACATTTTGTTTATTATCCGCAACACGAAGTCTTGCTCAAAATGTCGGCCGTGAACGTGAAAGTGATCTTGGCCAAACATGCTGTTTCCCAGGCAACATCTACCTCAACGTCATTGCATATTATAAAGTCGCCGGACACGAAGTTGATCGTTACAGAACTCATCATCTGAACGGCTGCCAGGGCATCCGCAACGTACTCCGGCGCCAGGATAAAAAACTGCCAGCGCTTTTCAAGGCGATGAAACAGCTTTACGGTGCCTCCCTGCCCGTTGTCCTTGGTTTCAGGCTTATAGTCGTATGCCGGCTGTCCAAGTGATGCAGGTATCAGGAATCTAAATGACGGGGCATTGTTGTGGATGGTTTCTGATATGATGCACCCGGAGTTGGAGTACTCCAGTGATATCCATGGCAAGTCGCTACATGTTGACGGGAATGTGAGGTTCTCACTGTCTTCACTTTCCAATTCGAACACCTCACTGTACCAGGTATTTGTACCATCGCTCACAGTTAGGTAATATCGCCCAGGAAGGAACATGGCAATATCTGGCGTAAGGGTGCTGCCGTCGTAAATGATAGCATCCCGGGTGGGCGTGTCATTCAGATCCTCAACACTGAATCCGGTAAGTGCCAGCGTGGTGTCAGACAGCAGGCCATCAACACTGATCAGCTTGAATGTGGTGACAGCCGCCCCAAGCGCTGTTGCTCGCTTGATTTGGAATGGCGGTATACGAAGCCGAGGGTTGTCAATAGGCGCTCCGGTCATTTGTGCCACCACCACAAACCTCCAGGTGCTCAAATCTCCGGCACACTGACCAAGGTTGTAGTTTTGGTATTGCCTGTCGCCGGTTGACAATTCACGGTAAAAAGCAAGTGGCTGAGGCACGTAGTCGGTGTATTTACTCATTTCAGTAGTTGAGTTGCAGTGTTAGTGTGTCTTGATACAGATTCTCAACAGCCTCCTGCACACGGCCTTGCCCAAGCTGGGTTGTAATGTATTCGGCCGGGTCGAAGTCAGAATCACAGCAGTTTGGGACCACAAAATCAGGCTGCTTTTTGAGCGGCTGTACGCTGGTGAATGTCACCGGATCTCCATTCAATGTTCCGGATGTAAATGGCCTCCAATGGCGGTGCAGTTTGTCATGCAGGTTTGTCCATGCCAGTGGCCTGTTCTTGTCGTTTATGAAGTAGATAGGCGATTCAAACGTGGCTGAAATCATCACCCAGTTATCGTCGTTTACGCGGTCCTGATACGCCTCAGTGCGTACAAACTGAATGTCTGTGCTGAATAACTGCACTTTCCGCTCAACTTGATCATTCCCGCAATTATATGTGATTGGGCTGCCCTTGAAGAAGGCGTGGCAGTCCTCGTCACTCCAGACAAATCGCTCTGACTTTGGAGTATTGATATCGTATTCGATCTCCAGTGGCATAATTACATTCGAGTAGTCCGCCCCTGCTGCCGCCTCGAAGTAACTGATGTGCTCCACAATCAAGTTGGTTCCATCGAGTTTCCAGAATACATTGAACATTGTTTGCAAGTCAGCAAAAAGGTCCTTCAGCTTCATGGTCCAGATAAAGCTGAATGATGGATCTCCAAACGGCCTTTTAACATCCGATTTTTGAGAGATCAGCAGCGTTTGGTAGTACAGTTCGGCATAATCATACGCGTCATTAGATGGTGGAGCAGTGTGGTCTGCGTTTATGTTGAAGAAGTGCGATTTAACCGTGATCCCACACCCGAGTTGTGACACCAGGTATTCCAGTACATGATTGAAAAGTCGGCATCTTCGAAGTATGCCAATGTTTAGCGGGTCGTCATCTTCGTCCGGGCAGCGCCACCAGGTTGATCCAGAAAGTAATGTCCAGCCTGTACCGTAAACAGGAGGCGTTGTTGGGGTGCCTGTTCCAAGAATCCGGTGGAAGCACGTGTACGCAAAGAAGTCGCCAATCTCGCAATCACCAGGGTACTCCGGAGGCGAAACGACTTCATTGTAAACCGTTATTTCCTCACACGCATCAGTAGAGGCGCAAACCGGCTCAACTGGCGATCCGAATGGCTTGCACTCATAGCAACACTGAATTCCGCCTTCGTATGTACCGAAGAATTCTTGAACCGCAACCTCGTCGCTTGCATTGTAGATGTTTTCGGCCGTATCCCATCCATCGAAAATGCACTGGTAGGTAGTGTCTGGTTTTGCCTGGAATGTTGCTGTGCATTGAAAAATATTGAATTTGCAGTCGAACTTTGTGAAAACTCCTCTCCATCTCTCAATCCAATCACCTTCGCACTTGACCTCTACAATCGCAGTGATTTCCTCACAGTCGTCTTCAAGGTCATACACAAGCAGGTAATCGCTACCAATTAGCGTGATATCACCTTTGAGTTCATACAGGTGGTAAATCCTGTCTCGCTCAATCTTATGTGTCAACTCGCCGTCCCAGACGGCATTGACCACTGTTTCTACGATGCTTGCGCTGGAAATTTTTACCCGTACCTCACTCATTTGGACTTGCGTTTTTGGAGCCGCTCTGATCGGCCCCGTTTCTTGATAACCAGGTAGTCGCCCATATCGTACACACTTTCCCGATCTTCCTCCATGGCCAGCAGCTTGCGCTGCAGTTCATTGTTCTCCCGGAGAAGTTTGTGCGTTTCCTTATCGCTCAACCGGATGCTGCCTGAACTTCCGGAGGAAGATGGTCTGGCCCCAATACTTTGGTCACGCGATATCCCTCCGGTTAGTTTCCGTAGGTAATGCGCCATCATCGGCCGGTCGTCGGCGTTTATAGCCTGGAGTAGCCCAAAGTGGTCGTTGGTAGCGCTTTTCTTTACTACCGATATTCGTTTTCCATCCTGATAAAAAAACTCCCCTCCCTCCACCTCCAGCGGAACACCACCTTCTTCATGTGATGGCCCTGCGACGATACCTGTTTTACCAACACGTCCCTGGATACCATGCTTTGCCTTAGTAGCCTGGAGCGCCTTTGCCTTGGCTGCGATGAATGAACCGATAAGTAAACCAACCGCCGCAATACCCAGTATCTGCCCGACAAAAGGAATTACAGAAAACCCTTTGTAGACGTTTGTTGCTGCAGTAATCATGTTGGATGCCTGCAATACACTGTCAAGCAGTATCTGAGTACGTTGCGCCTTCTTTTGGTCTTGTATGGCCTTTTCACGCCTTGCCGCCGCCTGCTTTTCTTCTTCTTCGGCTACCCTGAGCCGCTCCTGTGCGTTTGTAACGTCTGAGGCAAAGCCAAGTTTTGCCAACTCTAATTCTCTATCCAGATCATCCTCTGCGCTATCAACCTTTTCTTTTGACGCCATCAACTCGTCTTCTGCCGCTTGTACTGCTGCTCGGGCGGCTTCGGTACGTGCAGCAGTGATTTCTTTAAGCGTTGAAATGGTGAAGTCTTTAGCCTCCAACATTCCCTTTTTGAATGTATCAATGTTTTCCTCTGATACACCAAGAGACCTGCCAAGCTCTCCAAGGAAATCTTTGCCTTTATCGCCTTGCTTTGGCTCTGGAATAGCTAAGCCTTCCAGCTCTGCCTTGATTTTTAAGATGCTGTTCTTTAGCTTTTCAATGGTTGCCGTATCCCCAGCGTCAGTCAGTGCCAACAGCTTTTCCTGCGTTTCAAGTGCATTTTGAAGGCGCCGCTGCTTTATGGCCTTGTCGAATTCAAGTTCCTGTTCTGCAATTTGTTCCTTTGATGCACCGCTGCTTCGCAAAAACTTGATATAGTTTTGAAACTCTTGCTCGGCAAGTGCAATCTTGCTCTCCTCAATATCACGGATATCTTCGACCGCCTGTCGCTGCCCCTCAATGTCCTTGCGCCGCTTCGCCTCGACCTCTCGCTGACGTGCGTCCTCAAGTTCAAGTTCTTTCTGCGTGAACTCCGTGAGTACGTTGGCAATCTCCTCCAGCTCCTGCTGTTTAAGTGCCACAATGATGTTCTTGAACTCCTCACGCTGCGCAATTTGCTCCTGATTCAATGCGCCTTTGCTTCCAATTTCATTGAGCTTTGCCACGTTCTTTTCGGCCACCGCGATCAGGTCAGCATACTTTTTCTCCACTTCAGCCACTGCGCGGTCTTCACTGCCGGGTGGCTGTACTGCTACCCGGAGCTTTTCAAGGTCTTTGAGTAGATCATCCCGCTCTTTCTTGGCTTCTGCTGCACGCTTTTTGGATTCTTCAGCGGCTTCTTTGCGAATGCTTTTGATAGCTTGCTCTCCAGAGAATAATACGTTGTTACGCTCAATTTGAGCATTTGAAAACTCAATTTCAGCTTGTGCCAATCGGTCACGAGCGTCACCTGACTCTTTATTCTGGGCAAAGTATTCCTGTTCCGCTGCAAGCCTTTCGGCTGCGAAGTCAAGGGCTGTATCAGCCAGTTTCCGCTCTATTTCTGCGGCCTTTTGTGCTGCTGCAATTCGCCTGTAGTATGACTGGTTGGTATCATCTGCAATCTGCTTTGCCTTTTCGAGTTCAATTTTCAGGCGAGATGCTTCTACTGATGCTGTTCTGCTTGCATCACGAAGCTCCTGGAATCGCTTCTCCAGTGCTGCCGCCTCTGTCGCTGCTCTCACAAGTTCATCTCCAATGCCGCCCACAGCGCCCTTAACGTCGTTTGCTGCTGCAACAAAGTCGCCTTTGAACACATTTACCAACGCACTTCCGAGTTTCAGGAATCGTTCTATCAGCACGTTTACCACAGCGCTCACACCGGACATCACCTGCGAAACCTTGTCAATGCCGGACTGAAAGCGAGTGAAGTAGCCTATTAGTGCTGCTATCACACCAGCCAAAAGGCCAAGTGGTGACAACTTGATGATGTTCCCCAACACCTTAAATGCACCCCCAAAACGCCCAACAGCGCCCTCTCCAGCGCCAAGGAACGAAAGCAGGTTACGGCCTTGTTGCCCCCATTCCGCCAGTGACTTTCCGGCTACATTAAAATCAAGGATTGCAGCCTTCACTCTGGAACCAAAAGACCCGGTTGCCTGATCAGCGCGTTTGGTCGCGGCTGTCGTCTGCTCAATCTCCTCTGTAACCTCACGCTGTGCCTTAGCAATCGCTTGTGCATCCGTAACCAGGTCTTTGAATACAGCTGTACCTTCTGCTCCAGTTTTCTGGAGCTCAGTCTGCATCTGCTTCAATTCATCCCGCACACTGGCAAGGTCAACATCAAGTTCTATTTTCTCTGCCATTGATCAGGTTATTGAGCCAACGGGATAGGTTGGCGGTTACGATTTCAAGTTCCTTTTTGGATGGCTTGATGATGCTTTGTTTTTCCTGCTCGGAGTTCCACTTGATTCTGTTTTCAGAGTCAGTATTCCGGCCTCCAATGACCACCAGTGCGCCGGATGCTGTTTTCTGCACCTCAATCACTCCGAATCCACGCCACATTTCACCCGTGAACTCAAAGTTCTTTGGAGTTGTGTTGAGATTGTTCAGTGCTCTGAAGTCCTTGTATGACACCTTCTCCTTTTTCTGTGCCTTCTGCTTGATGGCGTTGTCCGAACCGGTGGTGCGACCTCTCCCGAGGAAAAAGAATGCCGGCACCTCTGTGGTGGAGTATGGTGTGAACTTGTCTCCTTCTGCTGTTTCCCCTCGCTGCACCACCCGGTTTGTAATGAGCGCAACAATATCCTGACCTGCTTTTGCGGCCTGCACTTCCAATTCGGCGTCTAAGCGCCGGATGACATTGTCAATCCTGTTTTGCAGATCGGATAGCTTGGTCATAGACCTTGTGTGTTTCGTTAAAAATCCATTGTGTCAGGTAGCATTCAGCTTCGTCGTTGTTTAGGTCAGATAGCTGGCCAATGAAGTCGAAAATCATGTTTTTCAGGTGGACGCATTCATGAACGATCATTGCCAGGCTGGTTTCCGGTGTCAATACCACCGCGAATTGACGTTCCCCTTTATAGGTCCTTTTAGCCGTGAACGCTGCCCAGTGGTTGATGTCCTCGTGTGAAAAACCGAGCTCCAGGTAGTCTGCGCCTTCCTTTACACTTTTGGCGATGATTACCACAAGTTGCCCTGGGTAAATGGGTATTTTAATGACCTTTTTAGTCATGAAAGAATTGTTGATACGCCAAAGCCTGATTCATCCCGGCACACCAGGCAGTCATTCTGCCTTAGTTGCGCCTCCTGAGCTATGTACTGCGCATTTTCGGCGTACTTGGCATTCCACTCCCGCTTTAGTTCCCTAAGCGTGTCACGGTTCACCATATTGAGCCGGTTAATCATGGTAGAGGCAATGAGTTTGGATGCCAGTATTTCACACGCCTTGTGCCTGATGGCATAGGCCATGGATAGCGCAAACGGGTCGCTGTTGTAATCCAGTGATCCATTGCAAAGCACCTGGCCGATGTCGCACCCAAGCTCTACCTGGAGCGTGATGCCGTTCATCTGGGTATTAGCGCTGGAGTTGCATTGATCGAAGTCTGTCAATGTGTCTCCAGCCCATCCACCTACCATCACCCAGTTAGCCCATGCCCTGCTGCCAGGGTGAGCATTTACCCACATAGGCTTTTCGGTATTGTACCAAGGCACGAACCCGCCACAGCCACAGTTGATGTTATTCAATCGTGGTTTGTTGGCCGGGTTGTATGTGTAGGTTAGGTAGTATTCGTGCTTGTCGTCGAATTCGATGTAGGTTGGAAGTGATATTGCAGTATCGAGCGTATTAAGCGAGAATCCGTTTTGAATATCAACTGTGCCATCCCAAACGCTTTCATTCAGCGAGTTGAAAATTTCAATATCCAGCGTTCCGGTTCCGGCGCCGGAGAAAAGCGTTCCAATATGGGTAATCTTGAGGATGCCGCCTCGAATGGGGTTGCAGGCAATTCTGATACCTGCGTATGTCTTATCTGTTGTTAAAGTGTCGCGGCCTGTTGCCTCTCCAATCCCGCCTTTGAATCGCTCTCTCCTGCTCTTGAAGGTGCGCATCAGCATAGCGTTAGTATCTGCCACAAAAGTGCTGATGGCCTCCTCTCTTGCCTTGGAAAGCATGTCCCAAACGCTGTCCTCGCCACACTCATCATATCCGGATAATGCGTCGAATGGAGGTACGTCAGTGATGTATAGCCCTGACGTGCTGGTGTTGTATCCTGTTGGTGGTGCTTCCTCAATACAAGGGCAGTCTGCTCGTGCAAGCCCGATGATGTTGTTGTAACAAGTATTTGCCATCGCTAAAATGAAAAAACCGGAGCGAGTACGCCCCGCCCCGGCTTTTATGAAGAGATACAACAGATTTCAGTGTTAGTACTTCCGCTTCAGGGTAATGTGCGCTCTGTAACTGGTACTTTGGGTTCCGGTTCCATCAAGGATAAGACGGTATCTTAACCCGTTCATGCTGGTTAGCTGCAATGCTTCGGTCGTGGCGCCAGTGCCTGATCCAGTAGCTACGCTAACCCAGTCAGTATTGCCTGATGCGATGTTGCTTTGTTCAACCTTCAGTGCAATGTTCGCAGTTCCGGAAATACTCGTCCTTACCACTTGGAACACTCCCTCAAAAGCTGAGTAGAGCGTTACCGGAAGCAGAATGGTATCGTTGGCAGCGTTGGTAATGGTGTCAAGCGAATACGCTTTGTGCCAGTATGGCTTCACGCTGGAGGCATAGTCCAGCACTTCAGCGCCACTTTCGTCGGCCTTGTAGACCTCCTCCATAGTGAGCGCTTCTTTCGGTCCCTCTGGTTTGTCGAAGGCATAAGCCATTCCGATGGCAAATACCATGAGCGCACCGATGAAAAAAGAGAGTTTATTTTTCATGTTTTTGTGTCGTGTTAGTTTAAAAATCAGGTTTCAGATCAGATTCCTGCAGGACGAACGAAGGACAGCACGCCAGTGTTGGCAGCAGTACATCCGGTCGGGTTCAGGAAGATACCGGCATTCACCTTGGCCTGGAAGGTGTGGGTGATCTCACTGCTGGAGCAAGCCTGCGTGTAGATCATCTCCCAGTACACACCAGGGAGGTTCATGGATTGCATACGGTAGCGCTGCTGCCATGGGTTTTGCACCAGGGTAGGCACGTCGCCGTAATGGGTTTTGGTTGCCATTGCGATGGCGCCACGGTCAACCATGTACGCCTTAATGGTTCCGGCATTCACTTCATCGATCTTAACCGGGTCGAAGTATTTGCGGGAGAAGTACTTTCCGCCCATACGGGTGGAGTCGCCCTTGCCGTCGTCGTTGCCCTGGTTATTGCGCGCTTCCTCGTTCACGTACCACAGTGCCTCTCCGGAGATCAGGTATGGGTTCAGGAACTTGTTTTTGCGGGATGCCAGCGACAGCTTAGGCAGCAGGGTAGTATCCCACTGGTCGGCTGGAACTTCAGTGTCAGATCCGCTGATACTCCAGGCTGCACTACCAACGGGTGCAGTGTAGGTGTTGGTGCCACGGAAGGCTTCCAGCTTGGCAACAACCTGAGAAGCGAGGTACTCAGACATCACTTTGTCGAGCTGCAGCAGGCCGCGAGCAATCTGCTCCTGCACGGTGAATTGGTCGGTACGTGCCTGGATCTCTTTCACGCTGAAAGTTGCCTTTCGGAAGATGTCCAGGGTGTAATCTTCGCTGTCAGAGGACAGCTCTGGACCGGAGATGGCGCAGTCATCGCCTGCAGCGTCATCATCAACGTCACAGGCATTCAGCCAGATCAGTTTGACGGTGTTGGTTTTGTTCGGGTCAGTCAAAGGGTCAAGCACAGCGGTCTGCTCTGCCTGGATAGCCTTAACAACCTCGCACTCAGCCCAGTAATCTGCGCGAGTGCGGTTTTCTGCCCACTTGTCGGTAGCCATTTGCTGAATTTTCAGCAGTTGGGAAGCGGTAAATGCCATGGTAGTGTTTGTGTTTCGTTTTGTTTGGGCTCCCGGCACCTAAAACGTGATCTCGCCGTGTGCTGCTTCATAAGCCTTCATGAGTTCTGCACGTTCCGCTGGATCATTTATTGCCGAGTAAGCCTTGAGTAGTTCGTCTTCGTTGGCAGGAACTTTACCGGTGAATTTAACCGGGTCTTTCTTGCCGCCGTTTGGGTCGTTCTTATTCCCTCCGTTTCCTTTGGGATCCTGAACCTCGAATTTGAATCGGCGACTGGCCACATTATTGATCAGATCATCGAACGAAATTGGGTGCGAGTGATCATTTTCAAGGCGCTTCCCATCTTTGATTGGAAGCAGTGTGCCGTCGTCGAGTTTTTGATAGTCGTATGATTCGAGTTCGCGCAAGTAGTCCTGGATTCGCGTTTCAGCGATGCTTGCATCATCCTCCAAAACCGGCTTTTTACTGAGCAGCTTTTCTTTAGCGATGCTCTTTGCCAGATTTTTGAGCTCTGATGCGCTCATCTGCTTCTTAAAATCCTCCAGACTTCTCTCGCCTTCCTCTTTTGCAGCCTTCAAGTCAGCCAGGTACTTTTTTTCAAGGGACAAGTAAAGAGGGTGTTTTTTCACATCCTCGTCGGTGCTTGTTTTGCCGCCTGATCCAGCCTTTTCTTTGATGGCAGTCAGCAGGTCATCACCCACTGCATCTGTTTCAAGTTCAAAGGCCGTTTTAATGCGGCTTTCCCATTGCTCGGAAATCTCTTTTTGGGCTTTTTTGTACCCATTGTCGAAACTCCCTTTCCCTTCTTCCTTGATTTTTGCAATACGACCTTTGTCGAGGTCAAGGAGCTTTGGCAGTACATCCTCGTTGAGTTCTTCGGATGGTGTGCCGTCATCGGCTTTTTTGTACAGGATTTCCGCGAGCCTGTCAGCGTCCAGATTTAAAGTTTTGGACAGAAACTCAATTAGTTGTTTCATGCAAATTTGATGCTGAGCAGCACGTTAGCGCCGCACATTTTGTTTAACTTTCCTTTTCGTCCTTGGCATATTTCAGAGCCTTGGTTACTTCTGCAGGAGGTTTCGGATTGTCGAGCACCTTGAAATCTGCCTGGAATCCGTTCTTTACGATCAGATCCCATTGCTCCTTGGTCACGATCTCCTCTTTGCCGGATCGGATATGTCTGATTTTCATAACTTATCCTCCTTTTCGGCTTTGCCGCCTTTGATTTTGGCTGACACCTCAGCCGGTGGTTCTGGATCAACCTGCTTCCATCCGGAACGGAGCCCGGATTTGTCAACAGGCAGAAGGTCCCAAGCTTCCTGAGAGAAAGTTCCTTTTTGGCCGTTTGAAATTTTAACTGCGTGGATCATAGTGCTTGTGCTTTATTGGTTATTGTGAAAAAATGCTGCTATTGCGTAGGTAAAGCGAGCGCATCCTATTATACTGCGTGACAGCGCTTTTGATATCCAGCTCGTGCAGTTCGTATCGCTTCACGTAAAGCTGTATAGCCTTTCGTGGGGTCATAGAGCTGTCTGCCTGGATAACCCCGTCCACGAAGAAGAACAGGGAAATCGTGTAGGTATTCTTCTGGATTATCTTGTGGAGCGGTGTCAGATGCGCGTTTTTCATCACTTCTTTGGTTGGTCAGCAAATAGGCTGGAGGCATTGATGATCACGCCATCAATCACTTCAGCGCGGCGCCTTAAAGCAGTAGAAATGTCATACGCTTCTTTGGCCTTTTTTTCTTCGTCAGATGCCCGGTTCCTTAGTGCGGCCACAAACCCTTGTAGGTCTGTGATACTTGTGAATAGCTTTTGGTTGAGCGATACAGCCGGCCTTGGGCTTTCATCCGTGACAGCACTTGTGACGCGCTCAACCAAGTAGAAGCTGTCCTTGGTGATAAAGTCGATGCTATACTCAACGGTTTGAGCCTTTGTGGTGATTGCTGCAAAAAGCAGCAGGATGAATGTGATCTGTTGTTTCATGTTGTATTAGTGTGAAAAAGTGATTCCAGAGTTTGCACTGATCCCTTCCAGGTAGTCAATGACGGCTTGCTCAATGGCATGAATGAGCTTTGCGGTGTCACCCGTTCCGGATCCGGTGTATGCGTCAATATCTCCCTTCCGGAAGGTTACCGTAAATTCAACCACTTCGACAATGTCTGCTCCACCAGGTGTTACCGTGCAGGTTACTACCCAGTTTTCAATAAACGGGTTGTATTTTGGACTGACATAGATATCCGGGTTTGTGTAGCTTGAAATAGCGCCTTCAGCCAAATATACCTGGCCTCCGGTTGAGCTTATTTGCGCCTGTGCAGATAGGCTGCACATGATGATTGCAATGCTGATGAGTAGTTTTTTCATTAGTATCCCCAGTAGTTGAATGTTAATGCGTATGCTGTTGACGCTTGTAATGTCCCAACGGCCTTAAACTCGAAGGTTGCAGCATCAGATTCGTTGATTTTGAACTTCAAAAAATCATTTGCGGCATTGTCACCACTTGCAGCAGCCCCATCTGCACCAGCCGAAAATGTGACAAATGATTTGGTTATGAATGCTGTTGGATATGTTAAGGTGAAGATTACACCGTTAGCTGTTGGCGTGGTCCCAGTGCTAAATTTTATGTAAAACCCGTTTCCGGTGCCAACAATCTCAGTAAGCGTTGGCCCGGTTCCGGCCCCGTTACCAAAAGCAACGTTCCCAGCAGTGAAGGCATTACCCTCACCCATGAACAAATCAGACCTCGTGCGGCCTTCAACTGTCAAAGGGTATGTCGGGAATACGTTGTTTATTCCGACGTTTCCCGTCCCTGCATTATTGCGAACTGTAATACCTCTATCAAACTCGCCTGGCCTAAAGGCATCTGGCGTTATTTTGAACCGATCATCAGTATTGTCTATGCCAATGGAATGGGTCATTTGCCCATTCACAGAGAACTGCATCAATGCGTCACCAGCGTTGGCTCCGCCTGATTGCATTAGAAAAACAGTATGGTTATCAGCACTCTGAGTGTTGGAGTTCAGCATCTCCATCCACATGTTGCCGTTTATGTTACCTGACATTCGTAGGAATGTCATGGCACCAGCGATTGCGCCAGCATTCAGGTTTAGAATGCCGGTATTTGCACCGATACCCGCAGTGGTGCCGGTGAATGTTGCCCTATCCGTTGCACCGTTGAATGTAAATGCCGCATCACTTCCTATCTGGTCATTCGCGGTCCAAAGGGCAAACCGATCTACAACGCCGGTCATTCCGAGTATGGTTTGTGCCTGTGCCCTGGTAAGTTCTTCGATAATTCCGTTTGCGCCTGAAATACGACCAAGAAAGCGGTCGTCATTAACCACGTTTTGAATTTTAGCATACGTGACAGCATCATCCAATATGCCGCCGGTAGCAACCTGGCCAAAAGCCAGCGCCGTGCCTGCTGTATTTACCCGCAGAACCTGGTCGGCTGTACCCTGAATGTCGGCAACGTTTGCGGCAGCATTGCCCGTCACGCCAATCACAGACCGGGCCGCTCCCTGCCTGATTTTAGCGTTTGAAATTGAGTTGTCAATTACGTCCATGACAATCTCCGTTTCGTTGTTTACTCCGTCATCGGTGAGTGTCGCACTTACCCTTCCTGATGATATAAAGTTTGCGTTTACACGCTTTGTTTCGTCGGTTCCGTTATCGCGAAGTCCCTGGTAAGACAATCCTGTGACGGCCAAATTTCCACCTGTTATTTGCAGGTTTGTGCCAACTCCCAAAGAGGCAAGGTCGCCATCACCATCGGCAGCCAAAAGAAGCGTTGGCGTGTCAGTCGTCAGGTCCCTAATCCGCACCTCGCCATTAACGTCGAGTTTCCGAGCTGGAAGGTCAGTGCCAATACCAACCCGATCACTTGACCCATCCGCTACCAAAAGCGTACTGTCGGACAAGTCGCCGACGTACAGAAACCTGCCATCAACATTCACCTTTCTATTGTCTGTGAACGGTGCATCAGGTGTCCCCATATAGCGATTCCCAAGGCGTATTTTCCCTCCTGCCTCGTTGTCAGACACGCCATTATCGGCATCAATACTGCCACCTCCACCGCCAAGTCCGGTTGTGTCAAGCATCAAAGTGTCATTAGAAATGTAGAGAGGTCCAATCACAACTAAGCCCTTGATGCACTTCTGATCGCCGACCAGTATGCCTTGGATGTTGGTGGTAGCCTGCAATTCAAGCAGAACTCCAGTGGTGTCGCACTGTGCAAGTGATAACCTGGAAACGATGGTCAGTATGAGTATGAATATCGCTCTCATTTGAACACTTTTACATAGGCAACTTGCCCGTTAAGGTTAAGTCCCGCCTCGAAATCAATGCTATTTGTGCTGTTATTCACTGTGTAGTCCCTTGTTTCAGATGGTACAGATGGATGGTAGTGCTGTCTGCGAACTATCACCATCGTATTATGCGGGTTTGATGGCAGCTTCAATTCTGCAATAGGGATAGTGACTTTGTTGGCCGCAACCACTCCCTTGTAAGTCCTCCAGTTCCCAGGCAATGAGGTGCCTGCCAGATCAAGGCCAAAAGATGCGTAAGGGCTTCGCAACAAATCAACGTATATCCCACAGGTGTTTTCCGTGATGGTCCACCCTGGAATATCATCACCCATGAGCGCGTACTGTTCGCACGTAAACTCCCTGGTGATAGTGCCGTCTGTTGCGATGATTTTGCCCATCTCATTTGTTTTAAATCCGAGCGGACCACGTAAGGCCCGCCCGGATAGTGGGGATTAACCCTGTCATGCGTTCACAACGGGCAAACCGAATCGGTCTGTGCCGTTGCCAAAGTCGTTCAGCCCGTCAGCATCCAGCGTGATGTTGAGATTCCACTGGCTTGGGTTTGCCTGTCTGTTCAAAGTGAATTGCAGGTTTCCGGCAACTCCTGCGCTGTATGCCCCTGGGCCAGTTGCGCCGTAATGGCGTACCCATCGGCCAGCGGTTTCAGGGAGTGCGTCGAGTGCGGCTTCTGCCTGTGCGTCAGTTAGGCCTGAGTTGAGCGCCAAAAGGCGAACGAGGTCTGTCTTGTTTGCAGCCATATGTTATGATGAAAAGTTTGGTTACTAAATCCGTACAATGCTACCCTCCACATTATAGGTGCATCCGGTGAAGGTTCCACTTGTTTTGATCGTAATTGCTGTGGATGCCTTGCATCTGATCTGCAAATGCCCGCTTGGGTATGGTACGGCACCGGAGGGCGAAAGAGTTGTAGTAATCCACGCCCCTGTTGAAAACCGCAAAATCGGAATTATAACAGACCTTGCTGTATTTCCCTCGTCGGTATAATCGACCACAAGCGAAAAAGCCTCAGCGCTGCTTGTTGTTATGAGGATATTGCCAGACACATCATAACTGGCATCTGCACCGCCTACGGTAAGCGTCGCCACGCTTGCAACCGCCGCCGTTTGACCTGTCAATCGCCCTGTTACAGCGTCACGGCCACCATTCCCATAAGGAAGTGTTCCTGTTACCGCGTCAGCGTCGGCAAGGTCAAGAGCACCCCAACCGTATGTATTAGTACCTGTTACCCTAAGCACCTGACCGCCGGTCGAGCTGTTAGGGATTGCTGTAAATGCGCCCGTGCCGTTACCCTGGAGCAAGCCGGTAATGGTTGTCGCGCCGGTTCCCCCCTGTGCGACTGTTACAGCCGCATTTGTTGTTAGTATCGTTGCAGACGCATTTGGTAGCGTGAAAGTTTTGGTGGATGAGGTAGGCCCGGTAAAGGCTGTAAACCCGTTTCCAATGCTATGTGTCCGCACAGCAAGGAAGTTGGTTATCCACGACTTGCCCGGGTCAAAAACCGACACCCGCGTCGTATCGTGCAGCGTCGGCTGTGCAAATGCAGATAGGCTGCACAATAGGAAAAATATAATCAGGTTGTTTTTCATCGCAAAAGGTCCCATGTATTGTTACCTGAATTACACATGCACTCGATGGTATTGCCTTGACCGTAAAAGGATTTTGTTGAGGCCCCATCAAAAAAGGTCTGTGTTGAGTTCGGGTCAAGGATGAATGCAAAAGCATCAGTACCCCTCTTCATAAACTGATAACGCCACCCATCGCGTGTAGCATTGCAGTCTGGGAGGTTGATTGTAATATCAGCCGTCAGCGTCCCTACGTACACAACCCTGTCGTTTTCATCCACAGTTGCCGTACTTGTTACTGCCCGGTATGCGTGTTCCTCTACGCCGTCAACTTCAAGAGCGGCAAGTGATGCGGTACTGGTGAATGTTGCGGCCCCTGAGCCTATGATCTTCCCGTTGAATGTTTTTTGCCCTGCAAAAGTCTGGGCGCTGGTAGACACCGTTCCGCGGTTTGATGCGTCGGCATCCGGCAAATTCAGGTTCAAAGTGCTGGATGATCGGCTGAATCCAATCGCCGCCGCGTTGGTCGTGATGGCGGGTGTATAGTAGATGTTTGCCGTACCGTTACTGCCCAAAAGCGTAACGTCAGAGCCGACGGAAGTTAGCCCTGTGCCGCCGTTCGCCACCCCCAAAGTGCCCGTGACACCCGTTGTTAGTGGTAAGCCGGTGCAGTTGGTCAGCGTTCCACTTGTTGGCGTACCCAAAAGAGGCGTTGTAAGCGTGGGCGAAGTGGCAAATACTAACAACCCCGTTCCGGTTTCATTTGTTACGGCCGCTGCAAGGTTTGCGCTTGTTGCCGTCCCCAAGAATGTTGCCATGTTTGCCGCTAATCCAGACACACCCGTACTGATCGGGAGTCCTGTGCAGCTTGTAAGTGTTCCACTGGACGGCGTACCAAGTGCAGGAGTTACGAGGGTAGGCGAAGTGGCAAATACAAGCGCCCCACTTCCTGTTTCATTTGTTACGGCTGCTGCAAGGTTTGCACTCGATGGCGTTGCAAGGAAAGTTGCCATGTTTGCCGCTAATCCAGACACACCCGTAGCAATAGGCAGTCCTGTGCAGTTCGTAAGTGTCCCAGATGTAGGCGTGCCCAAAATAGGAGTTACAAGCGTGGGTGAGGTGGATAGGACAACCGTTGAGCCTGAACCCGTTGTGGCTGCCGCAGTAAGTGCGCCGCCGGATGAACCAAGGACGGTTGCTGTGACTGACGTGGCAAGGGCAATGGCGGGAGTTGTGTTTGGGTTCGTGATTGTGAAATCAAACCCGTTGCCGTCCGTACCTGTCACAGACGTAACCGTACCGCCGCCAGTGGCGTAGCTCAGCACATAGTCTTTGACGGCTGTCATGTTTGTTATGTGAATAGTGTCGCCCTGCTCGACCTTCACCTTTGTAGCGCCCCAAATTGTGGGCTGTGCGCCGGCATATCCTGCCACAAAAAGCAGGAGAAAAAATAGTGTTTGTTTCATTGTCGTGTTTATTTGCTTAAAAGTTATCAAAAAACCATACGCCTGTGCCGCCTGAAAAGCGGCAAGTACAGTCTATTGATACCTTCCCGAAAAAAGTCTTTGTGTTTGTGCCGTCGTAAAATTGCTCTGTTGAGCTTGGGTCAATGGTCACGCTGTGCGCTGTGTCCGTGCCATTGCGCACGAACTTAAAACGCTTGCCATCAAGCGATGTATTACATGATGGCAGGCCAAACACCGCCGCGCCGGATAGCGTACCTATCAGCACTTCATTAACGTCGCTGGTAATTGTCGCCCCGGACGTTACGAACGTGTAAGGGTTGCCCCAGCTTGGCTCCCATGTCGCTCCGGTCCACATTAACACCTCGGAGGTAGATGCGCTTTGCTGTGCTATTCCAAGCGGGTTGCCCCCGCTTCCATCGCCGTCAATGGTCGCGTCTGTTGATACTGTTGCAATGCCGCCTGAGCTGGAAAAAGTCAGCGTGTCCCCAGATAATGCCGCCGTCACATTGCTACCTTCCCGGACAAATACATCATTGCCAGTGCTGCTGTTTAGGCGGTAAAGCGTGCTGCTTACCTCTGTCCATGAAAGGTTGGTACTGCCAGATGAAGCGCAATTCCAGCAAACCCAAGCAGCTCCATCCCACTCATATACCTCTGGAGTTGCGCATGAGTTTCTGACAATTTTCGATTGATACTTTGCTGGTGTGTAGCTAGGCACGGCGCATCCTGGAACCTTTTGAATACGTTCTCCCATCTTTACCCATGTTCCACCACTCCGGAGAGTAGCGTAATACCACTCTCCAGTAACAGTGTCAATTGACACCATACTTCCTCTGGCACCTGGCTCATAAGTTGGAACACCGTTGGTGTACGCAATCCCGGTAGTAGACACGATGTTGTTCACCTGGGCACCAGAAAATGCCGGAAAAAACATCATAATTATGTAGATTGCGTTTTTCATACAAGTCTTTTTCGTGGAACACCACCTGGACCTTCATTATGATTAGCGGCCATCATGTACCAACCTCCAAGTATTACACCATCAGCCTCAGCTTCCTGATCTGAAGCATACTCAGGTAGTGAGTTCAGCCAGGTTTTCACGCTTGCAGGAACTGATCGTGGTATGGTAATGCGGAGAATCCGCCTGCTTATGGTTACTCTGATAGTCATTTTGCCACAATTTGCATTTCCCCCCGCATGATGGTGGTCACGTTACCATCTGCATCGGTCCAATCGAGGTAATACGTAAGAGCGCAGTCAGACGGAAGGGCGCCAGACTGCGCGGACGTGATTATCACCTTAAATTCACCACTTTGTGCGTCTGTTATGAGTATTTCATCATCATCAGAGCTAAGCTCAAGCACCGTTGTGCCGCCTCTTTTCTGCTTGATCACCATATCAAAGCTGCTTCCGGTAATGTCAACACGCTCGAATGGACCAGGATCATCACCCTCCTCGATGTATCCAGGCAAATCCAACGAGCTCCCCTTAATGATGGGGATTGGCATCATTGGAGGCAAGTTGTCTATGGTGTACTGAGTGATCATTGTTTTTTCAGTTCAGCTGCAACCTCATCACTGATGTAGTTCAGAAAGTGGCGGCAATTATATCTTCCCCTGTCCACCAGGGGGTTATACTGCTCTTTCGTCTTCTTATCAATAAGGTCCGGATCGTTCTTCCAGTCCTTTGTTTCCTCCACACTGAAAACCTTACCGGCCCTTTTTCGGCAGAATTGTCGAGTATTCTCGATGATACTGCCCTGGTAGATGAAGTATTTCAGTTCAAGTTGGTCGGCAATGGTCGTGTTTGCGATCTCGTGAATTGAGTTGAACACATCGTATGCGTACTGTCTCCAATACTTCTGCAATGCACCTTCTGTTTCGGTATTGCCAACCACCAGGTCTTTCAATCCCCTCTGGAATGCGCTAAGGCTTCTTTTCTGGATCACACTCTGCAAAACATAGTCGCGCAACTTGCCTCTCACCTCATCTGATCGCCCAAGTTTGTCCAGGTATCCACCTCGCAATAAATTGCCGCTCTGATCAACTCCAATGACATTGCTAATCATGTCCAGTATCTGATCAGCGGCCACAACCTGTCCAAGCGCCTCGTAATATCCAACTGTCATTCTGCCAACGCCAACAATTTCCTCTGCAAATGCCCTCAACTCTGTGTTGATATAGTCCCGCTGAAAACGATCCATCAAACCCTCCATCCTGTTCAGCTGCCGGATGTTGCTCGGGGTGTTCTTTATAGTTTTACCATCCACTTCAAGCCATTCGATAATCTGCTTAAGCTCATCCAATAACCTCCTTTGCAGCTCTGTCACTCGTTTATCCAGCACTTTTTCAAGCTGCTCTACCTTGCGCTCGAAATCCTTAGCCCATTGGTCAATTTGTCGAATGATCTCATCAATGCTCATCAGTTCATATTTGCCGGCACATTAAGCGCCGGTGATTGGTTTGATTCCTCCATGTACTGTGCGACCTTCGTATCAATCAGCAACTTTTGTTCTGTGTCGTTGATCAGGTAGAAGTTTCTCGGCGACACTTCGCGCTCAAGCTCATCGAATATTACACCCAACATCAGGTATTGCAACTTGAACCTGCGAGGTACCGCCTGATCAGTGAGCGCCATACTGATCTGTGCTTCAGAGTATCCGGAAAACGGATTGAATTTGTCCTTGGTAGTAGCCTTCAGGTATTCAATCGGACTGTCAGCGTAGAGTAGCCTCAACAGGTCTTGCTGGATACTCCGCTTCACGTCTGGCCCTGCTTCGCTACGATTTGCCACCTCCAAATCTTCCATAAGTTCGGCCATGCCCTTCAGCTTGAAATCCTTGCTGAAAAGCAGTTCTGCACGCAGGTTCTTCTCCAGCTGCATGAACGCAGCCGAAGTCTCAACAAGGAATTGCCAGAAGCTGCCCATTCCAAGCGCACAATCGTACAGCGTGTCGTAAACGTTGTCCAGGTCAATCCGTTTCCCTGTGGCCGTATCGCTAACCTGCTGCTTGGTGAATATGTCACTGTTGAACATCGCCTGTTTGCAGGACGCAGTCAGGCTATCAACATAATCTTTCTGGAATTTCAGTATGTCAACCGGTGGGGCTTTGAACACTACCAGTTTGTCCAGGTCTAAAAGCGGATCACCTGGTCTTGGTAGTTTCAGAACCAGCTTTTCCTGTGCGGAAACAACGGTCTTGTGGCCGGTACCTTTACAAACTCCACATACACCCCCATTTGAAAGTTTACCATCATAGCAATCATCAGCATCACACTTTGGCGCATACTCCAATCGGAATGGGAAAGCACTGAGCGCCATCGTCAAATCCATCTCGGAATTGGTCTTGATTGACTTCTTCAAAAGTGGAATAGCAGCGTGGTATGGAGAGGTAAAAGTGAAACCATCAGTCCATTGGTCGCGCAGATAGCCGAAGCGCATGGCCGGTACGTATCCGGCATTGTGAGGAATGGCAAATGTGACAAGGAAATACTTCTTACCGCACCGGAAATACAGAGTGCCGTCAAGATTCTGGCGGTAACTCATGTCGTCCATGTCGGACACCATCAGTCGCTCTACATCTTCCTTTGACAACTGATCCATGACAAACGTTTCATTTGCCAAGTAAACAGTGTATTTCTCACCGTACTTTCCTGCTGAAAGCACTGTAAGATGGGTCGTTACATTATTTTTGAAGTTGTAGTCAACGGCAGCCCTGGATGAAACCTCGAAAGGGTAAGGGCTTACTCGCTCAATCCTGTTGTCGAAATCGTCGAACTCAACAACGCACCAGGCGTTTGGATCCATGGAGTTTAGCTCGAACCAGCGGGTTTTCACATACTCGTCCACCGACTTGTTACCCCAGAACATCAGGAGTTTACCCTCAATTTCTTCAGCAACCTTGGGTGATTCTGCAGAAAGGACGCGCTGGTAGTTAGCGCGTGGCACTTTTCGCGTCACATCCATGAGGTTTTTAACCGTAGTAGTGATCACGTGCTCTGTGATTGCTTTGCGCTGTTTGTATGCCTCATCAGCTTCGCGCTGTACAACCTGTTTCAGTAGCGTGTCAAGACCGTCACCGGTGACAAGTTTCCGGCACAAGTCGGCCAACTCGGTTGTGCGACTGTACCATGGATGACGCTCGCCTTTAACGACGCTGGCGAGACGCGAGAGTGCTTCTTCGCGTGTCAAAGTGTTTGTTTTTAGTTTTGTGTTTATTGTTTGCGGAATCGCTCAAAATCATTTTGCGCGATCGTGCAAAAGAAGTAGTCGTCTGCGTCTGAGGTGTGTCCGTACTTCTCAAATGTCTGCCCGCTCACCTCGTCTTTTACCTTCTCTTTCCACTTCAATCCGTTCTGGTCTTGCTTCAGGTAGGTTAGGTCTGCAATCGTGTTCTTGCACTTCTCATCAATCAGTATGCTGTACCTGGTCTTGCCTTCCAGCATGTTGTTGATAAAGTCCCTCCTGCTGATCACTGGCGGATTACTCCTCGTTGTCCTATCCGATCCGTTATTCAGCCACCTGCGCAATACTCGCTCAACTATCTGGTAATCTGTCTCACTGCCCTTTGTTGACCTGCTGTGTCCGCTGGCATCACCGTAGAAAAACAATCCATTCATCCGGTCTCCATACTTCGCTCTTATCGCCTCACATAGTCGCTCGGTCGTATTATTCGGATTTGGCAAACAGAACTCATCAAACTTCCTCAAATCTACTCTGTCTCCAGACTGCTCAACCTGCCATAATCCAGCTGTGATGTACGGTACGACGTTATGGTCGAAGGTGACGTGTACTGGAAGGCTTTGTTTGTATTCAACCTTGCCAACATGTCTGACGGCTGAAAAGCCACTGTAAAACTCACCGCCGGTCCTGGTGAAAGGATTTCCAAAAACCAAGGCTTTTCCCCGTTCTTCACTGTTATTGTCAATGACTCGCTGGATGAATCCGACTGGGAGGTTTCTTTCATTGTGGTATGTACTGCTGATTGAAATACATTTATCCTTGCTCTCTTTTGCAAAAAACGTTTCCTTAGAGTAGATCAGCGCTTCAATATCCGGCCTGAATTCATCCAGTCCAAACCATTCATTTATCCACTGGACCTTTGCCGGGCTTGTCAGGATGTAGAGCGGGTTGAATGCCGTTTCTCCTTGTGGACCAAGGTTGAACTTTGAATCAAAGTACATACCTGGTTGACGAAGCCTTGTCAAGATAACCTCCTTTACATCCTCCTCCCTTGTGTCCTTTGTTTCGTCCAAAATTGCCCACCCGAAACTTTTTCCGTCGTGTGCCTTTGCGTTATCCATACTCCCCAAAAACATCACGGCTCCGCTCTTGAAACTCAATATGCCGTGGTATGAATCAAAGTTGTGAAAGTCAACATTAAAGCCCTTTGGCGGCTTCTGACCAACAACATAATCAACCTTTTCACGCCACCCAAATAAGTCTTTCCAAACCTCACGTATCCGGAACATGGTGGATGTATTCAGCTGATTGTAAGTATTTGCCCCGATAAAACCCCGTATTTCCGGGAAATTTGAAGCGAAGTACCCGCTGATCAGCCCTCCAATGTGTGTTTTGCCGCTACCTACCCCAGCAAGAAACAGGTTGATGTTCTTACTCGACCTGATAATGTACTCTTGCGGTTTTGACAACCCAAATCCACTACCCATTGAAATTTTCTTTGCAAAAATGCCATAACTTTGCCATACAAACAAAAATTTGGCCACTTTTTTTGAAAAAGAAACAAAATGGGAGTACGCAACATTCAGCTTGATGCAAACAGTTTTGCCGGCAAATCCGGAGCCACTTACGTGATCTACCCATCATTGACTGTAAAGCGGTTTGAGATATTTGAACGGATGCAGGTAGAGCTGGAGCACAACACTACCATGACCGCATTCAAGACAGAGCTTGCAGCATCATACAACCTGTTCAACCAGGCGAAATTTGCCGATGGCGCCGCGAAGCTGAACAATCTGCTGAATGCAGTTGAGCGCATCACCAATAAACAACCTCACCCGATTCTAATGATGTGCAGCCTGTTCATCTGCACTCCGGATGAGGATCAATCCAAGTGGACAGAAGCAGAGGCACAAGAGAAAATTGAAGATTGGGCAGACATTGATATCGCTTTTTTTTTGGCATGTGCGAGGCTTTTAGCGGGGCGATTTATGCGCAGCTCCGATTCAGATTCCCTCACATCTTCGCTCCAAAAAAGCGAGCAAGACTAAAAATCCAGGAAGAAAAGCAGGAAAGCGCATCTGCAATACTGACGGCAGAAATGCAGGAAAGTTGGGTGCGCTTAAAAATGTCGGCCGTGTCGCCTGGCATTACATACAATGACCTTAACCGGCTCGATGTGTTTGAGTTCTTCACCATCTACACCGAGCAATTAAAAAAGCAGCAACCCAATGATTGACCACGTAGTACAAGGCATAGCACATCGGCTCAAGCAGCTGAACTACCTGTCCAAAGTTGGCGGCATTGCCCGTCAGCAAAAGATCAAGGATGGTGTAACGACCATGATATACCCAGCTGTTCCGGATTCTGAAAAGGCTGGCAACTATATCCTTATGGCGCCAGACAGCCGGGAGACGGCCGTCCTGTTTTTCGAGGTGCAAAGCAACAATGCCGGCAACACTATTGCAGGTGGACGCGGACAGCAATACAGCGCCAACATCAGGGTGATCTGCTGGTTGAACCTCCAGCGCATCACACCTCCAGACACCTGCGCAATAATGGCCCAGGTTGTTTCACTAATCACCCAGGTGGAGCAAACCTCAAGCGACTTTGTTTCATCCGTCCGGGTGGTGCCACGTAGCGAGGTGCCTCGCAGCTCCGATATTTTTGGAAAGTATTCCTTCAAAGAGGATGAAACGCAATTCCTGATGCTGCCTTTTGATTACTTCGCTTTCGACTTCCAGGTGTCGTACATCCTGAACACAGCCTGCCATCTCCAAAACTTCGCCAAAATAGAACCGTCATGCTGAACCAAACGCTGATCCTTATTGCACTTCATATCGCCATGGTTGCAGTGGTTTTTGTTGATCTACTGCAAAAGCCAAATATGATTTTCAGCAAATATGGTGAATACCTTGATCGGCAAAACGCATGGTGGACCTACCCAATAGGCTATTGCGCAAAATGCACAGCCGGCCACTTTTCAGCATGGCTTTTTTTGACTCGTGTAGTGCTTGGATATGAACCTCACAGCCTGGCGCCATGGAGAGCAATAGCCTTCGTGAGCCTAACAATCCTGCTCACTCACATCACATCCAATCTACTTTCCAGACTCAACAGATAGTGTATCGTAACTTGGTTTGATTTGATTTAGTCAGCCCGGCATGGAGTAATCCTGCCGGGCTGACTAAATCAACAGAAAACCCGCGCCAAAGTGCAAAGACTTTAGAGCAGGTTTTTGCGGCGGGGCGTTGATGTCGGTCACAAAGTGGCGAAGTATTTTTCCAACGCCTCCTCAACGATCTGGACAAACTTTCGCCCGTCTGCCTTTAGCTTGTCGTGTAGGTCGCGCCGTATCCTGAACGAAATCGGCACTTTTGCGCCGGATGGGTGGATGGTTGGAGCGCCCGCGCCGCGTGGGTTGCGGGGGGTGTGTTTATTTTCTGTCATCTTGTTCCAGTATTTCAGCGACCTTCAGCCGAAGGTGCTTTGAAGACGCAGATAGCCAGTCCGGGACAAACGGGAAAATGTAAGTATCAACTGTGCCGTCACGGTTGATTATTGCCTCGACCTCTTTTGGGTCTTCGTTTGGCAGTGCTTGGATAGCTTTTTTTATAAGTTGTTCGCGATTCATGATTTAAAATTTAGTGGTGAAAAAAACCGCCCGTATTTCAGGGCGGGGGGGGGTTAGTTTGCGTAATTAACTGGCTCTGTTTGATCGGCATTGCTATTGTTCCAGCCTTCCATGTCGCAGGATTCTGCTTCAAAAGGCTGAATACTTGTGTACTCAACGCCTTCAGTTTCTTGTGGCTTTATTTGACGCATTGATGAAACGTATTTCATTGCCTCGGCTTTGCTTTCTTCAAAGTACACCTTTGACCCGTTTCCATTTTCGTTCCATTCGTCGATGCGGTAGTAGGTTGCCATGATTCAGAGTTTTTAGTGTGATGCCTTTCGGCGTTTCGTTATTGATAGCACAAAGATACATACCTTTTTTAATTCTGCAATACACAATTAAAATTTTAACTAAAAAAAGCGGCATAGGATTGCTCCTATGCCGCCGAACTTTCAAAAACCACTGAATTATGAGAACAATTTTGCTTTAACTTTTCGCCTTCCGCTTCACCTTAGCCTCTCCAGGGCTGTCTGATGGGGCGCGAAAACCGATGGTGATGGTTGTTTGTGTGTCTGGCTTTGCGGTGTGCTCAACCTCAATTCCTTCCTTCATGCCCAAACGGGTTTTTGATAGAAATATGAGCGCTGACTTGTCGCCTGCAATAGCCTCCCGGAATAGCCTTTCTCGCAGCTTTTGGTCGCCTGATGCCACTTTTTGTTGGCGATAGGCAGAAAAACCCATCCCCAACTCTTTCTCAACGCGAATATACAAAGTATCCGGGTGCATACCCAAACGCGCTGCAACCTCGACTCCGGTGCATCCGGCCTCGAGCATATCGTCAACGATCTGGAAATCTATTTCAGCGTTTGGTCGCATCTAATGTCTTCGGCTTAGGAACACCAAGCAATTTGTTTTCAGGGATAGGTATTGCTGAAGGATTGGTCCTACGGTCAACAATTTGACCATCTTGATTTACGCCAGCAAATCCTTCTTGGGTAATATCATATATATCAACCAAATCTTTTCTGCCTTTTGAAATCAAAAGTGTTCTCATTTCTTGCGTCATATCAAGTGATTCAGTTTTGTTGTAAAAGAATTCTGCAATTCTCTCAATATTTTTAAGGTCTTCTTCACTTGGATGATGTTCCCATGAAGAGTAGCCTTTAAGTTTTTGTAGTGGGATTTTTATCATTTTTACTAAATATAAACCATCCAACGAAAATGCCAACGGCTGCTCCCAAAAAAGCAGAAAATAATTTTGGATCTTGCCAGCTAAATTCCATTTTAAGCGTATTTTAAGACTTTGTGGTCAACGCTAAACCATTGCTCTATATTGCCATTTAAGAACGCAATATGTATAATGCACACACCAACTCTTGGTAGCTTACGTGTTTTTTTCTTGTGATAAACAAACTCTTTTCCACTCAATACAAATCGATCACCTCTAATAAGGCGACTTAATTGAGTTTCATGAAAAATATTTGATAGATTAACTGTATTATTCATGCCGCAAAAAGCTGTTTAATCAGGTTCAAATGGGTTCTATATCTGGCCCCTTGTCCTCCCTCAACGGGTCGGCTGTCAACAGTCGGCCCGTTTTCTATTGAAAGACAATGCGAAGTTATTGATTTTGAGCAGATTTCCAAAACAACTTCGTTCACACAGGGTGTTCTAACTTTTGATGCTTCAACATCCAGCGCAAACCCTTCTGGAAATATGGCGCGAAGTATCCGGTTCTTGTATTCCGGTGCCGAAGCTGCAAAAACCGTGTCAATGCTGGTCAGTAGTTTCAACACTTTTTCAACCGTGCTATCGTTTTCGTGAACACTCTGCTCCGCTTCGATCAACTTACGGTCGTACTCAATGGCCTGTGCTTCAAACCTTGTGCGCATGGTACGGTATTCGTCGGCGCTGATCACTGCGTCAGCATAGTCAGCCTGGATACGGTCAATGCGCTGCCGAATTTGATCAAGTCCACGCTTTGCCTCGTCGCCTTTTTTTCTGGCTGCCTGTATCCTTACTGAAAGTTGTCTGTTGATCTCGCCGCGCATTTCGGAATACACATCGCTGTCAATCCGGAATCCTTTGAGCGCCTCAAACACCATGCTGTGTGCTTTGTCCATTGGGATGATGATACCAGGCTTCACCTTCTGCGAAGCATAGTACCCAAAGCGCCGACCGCTTTTCCCCTTGGATTTGTACGCTGTCATATTGCGCCACTGAACCGGGTCTTTCACAACACCCTTCAGGTAGAAATCCACTCCGGTGAACGCGGAAGTTGTCCAGGTCTTGCCCTTGGTTGGGCTTTCGGCCGACTCGAATACAGCCTGGCACTGCTCAAAAAGCTCCCGGGATATGAGCGCCTGGTGCAACCCTTCAATAAGCTGTGCCGGTTGTGAACGGTGGGCCTTCACCAAGATCAACCCGGCATAGAATGGGTTACTGAACATCCGAACGAACTGCGACTTTGCCACGCCAATCACCTTGCCGTATCTCTCAAAAAGCTCTGACTTTGTGGATCCTGAAGCGTATCGCTCGAAACAAGTTCTGATGATATCCGCTTTGGCTTCGTCGATCTCACAAATTCGGCGCTCCTTACCATTGACCACGGTTGGCAATCCTTTGCGGTATCCAGCTGGAGCGGCTCCAGTCCAGATTCCTGCCATATTCGCTTGGTGGATCCCATCTCGTGTCCGGTCGCTGATCCTCATGGACTCGCTTTGAGCCATGCCAAATTTTACGGACAGTATGAGCGGGTAAGATGGGTCACGAAAGTCAATCCATTCATCCGGACAATTAACCTCTACGCCAACAGCCCGAAATTTTTTGATGCACTGAAAGCAGTCGGATACATCGCGTCCAAGTCTGTCCCAGCGATAAACAAACAGGTAGTCTACTTGCCCACGGTTTCGCTCACAAATGAGATACGCAGCATCGAGGCCGGACGCTCTGTTGTCGAACCTGGTCCCGGATACGGTGTCTTGGTAGTATCCGGATTCGTGCAAACCTGCAACGGTGACGGCGCCACTCCTCCGGATGCCTTCAATCTGGTATTCGTGGCTGTGCCCCTTCCTACCCTGCTCCTCGGTTGAACAGCGGGAATATGCAATGTATCGCTTGGTTGACATACTGAATCAATGGCAGCCTCACAAAGCAGGCTGATGAGTTTTTTTCGGTTCACAAAGCTATGGGTTTATATTCTCAATTTACCCCCGACAGCACAACCAAGTGCTTTTCGAGTGTGTTACAAGTGATGTGGCTATGCGCAAGGTTCACCAGATGCACCCACGGACCAACCATTCCAGCACGAAGCCAAATGTTTGGCACCTGACGACGCCGGTATAATGCGTCGTACTCTGATTGGGTTAGGGCGTAGAGCATTCGTCTTTTTCTTGCTTCTCAATGGCTTTCAGTAAATGGTCAACTTGGTCCCTTATCTCTCTAAGGCCTTTTTCTGTGACACTAAACCTGTAGGCTTTTAGCTTAGTCTTTTGCCGGATCGTGTTGTCTTTCTTTAGCGCGTAATATGACTCGCCAACGACAAAAACAAGCTCAGGACGCGGATTTGCTTCACCTCCTGTAACATCAATGTATCCATTTGCTCTTAGTTGTACGAATTGTTTCATGGGTGGTGTTTTGTTAAAAAATGTGGGGTGTCCTTAGAATTACTACCGATCATCTGCTTTGTAGAGTTCCACAAGGCCAAAACAGAAACGGCTCTTTCGTTTACCTCCTGAATGAGTAGTTTGATAGCATTATCCATGTACTCCTCCTTATCAAGCAGGTACTTCTTGCACCAACCTGGGTGCCCGTGTC